GGACAAACCAAAGCCAGTAAAGCCGGTTCCCAAAGTACAGCGGCCCAAAAGAGAAACTGTCAAACCGCCGTCGGCAAAACCTCTTGGGCCAATATTGACCACTGCGTCCAAGCCCAAAACGCGCAAGGTTGAAGCCAACGGCTATCATTTCGAATTGGATGAGCAGAACCGCACTGTGCGGGCTCGGGGAGAATTGCGCCTGGACAATTCACAGACCCGAAAACCGACCGCGCAAACGGAAGAAGGGAAGCCAGACCGCCTGGAAAGCGACCATGGCGGACACTTCATTGGTCGGCAATTTGGCGGGCCGAAAGAAGCCATTAATCTCTTTGCACAGGATGCGAATTTCAATCGCAGCGGCTACGCCACGCTCGAACATGAATGGCGGCGCAGTTTGAAGGCCGAGAAAAAGGTCTATGTCGACATTCAGGCTTATTACAACGGTTCTTCTAAAAGACCTGACAAAATCGATGTATCCTATTATATCGATGGTAAATTAACTCAGGTACCATTTCCAAACCGTGCCAAAGGAAATTGATATGGACCAAGCAAAGATGCAGGATCATTTTGTTGCCATTGGTAGGCATATGGCAGTCAATATAGGCAAGGACCCTAACGGAGCTTTCTTATACTCGGAAGGGGGAGACAATATCTATTTGTTGGCTTTGTATCATGATGAAGGCGACAAGGTTGTCTGCCACCTCCCCTCCAAGGAGCTTTCAGATATACTGGAAGCGTTCTGGAATGATTGGCCAAGTGACAAGCTGCCCGCCGCAATCCTCTACGAAATAGTCGACGGCCAGTTCGAAGTCGAAATGCGTTATCCTGATCAACTTGATCTGACAAAAGAAGCGTGGGAACGTAGTGATCATGCAATCAATCTTCGCTATCGAGATAGACGCATCTCCTGCCCCAAGCCTGCTGATTGGCACGAACTTTCTGTCGATGATTTGACCGATTGGCAATGAACGGCTTCTATTTGGGCAACTGAAAATGCAAATCACAAATGAACGGCTTGCCGAGTTGCTCGAGCAGGCTTCCCAAAATGGTGCCCAGCGCGGGCTGGCGCATCTTGGTCTTGCCGACGAAAGCGCGGCGAAAGACATGGCCGATCTGCGCGAGCTGCTGTCTGCCTGGCGCGATGCCAAGCGGTCGGCGCGCAAGGCCGTGGTCGAGTGGCTGGTGCGCGGCGCGCTTGCGGTGCTGGTGATCGGGCTGGCGGTCAAGCTTGGGCTGGGCGGGCTGGTGATCAAATGAGAATCGCTGGCTATGCTGCCATTTTCGACCATCCCGATCGGGGCGGGGATATTGTCCGCAAAGGGGCATTCGCCCGCGCCGCAAAGGCCGGTTTGCCGCTGCTGTGGCAGCATGATCGCGCACGGCGCATCGGCTTTGTCGAACGCGTCGAGGAGGATGATCGGGGACTGCGTGTCATCGCGCAAATTGACCCCGACGCGCCGCCCGTGGCGAGCGGAGCAGGGCTGTCCTTCGGCTACCGCGTTCGCAGTGCCAACAAAGGAACATATCGCGAACTTACCGATCTCGACCTGATCGAAGTCAGCGTCGTCAACCTTCCCATGCAGCCGCTAGCGCGGGTGCTGGCTGTTGCAGATTGACGCGGCAAACAATTTGTTCAAATCTCCTAAAAAAACAGGAGACGACAGATGTATAGAAATATTGTTTTAGCCGGATTGGCAATTATCAGCATTGTCAATCAACCGGCGATGGCGGCACCAATTACTTATGGATGCGACACTCCGGCTGATCGTTTTTCGGCCATTGAGCAACAGGTGAGTCTCAGTTCATTTTCGATCAAAGGAGCGATCCAACCCAATGAATTTCGCAAAGGCAAATATTCGCCACTTGCGCAGATTTTCTTAGACAGCGCTGACCAGAAATATCGCTGGGCGATGAAAGTTATCGCGCTGGATTCGAAAGCCAAGGATGCATTTGTTTTTCTGGAAATGACTGAGAACGGAAAAGAGAGCGATCCCTTTTTGATCGGCTCAGTAAAAATTGGCGCGAAACTGTCGTTCAATATCAGTGTGACCGAAGGGAAAATAATCAAGTTCAGAATTGGCGAAATGGACGGGAATCCAGAGCTGAACCTCGGTTCCCAAGCTACGCTGAATATCATTTGTTCAACCGGTGACTTCGTCTTTTCCGATTTGGAGTGGTCCGACAAATAGATCGTAGAAGACAATCTACTTTGTGTAGGCCGTCCTTTTGGGCGGCCTTTTTTTTGGAGAAAAACATGGATTATGAAGTGAAAGCCGACCCGTTGGAGGCGGCATTTGATGCTGCGGTGGTTCCTGCCGTTGTACAGCGTCCGCAGCTGGCTGCGGGTGACGCAACCAACCCCGCGCACAAGGCCTTTGTCGATGGCTATTTGCGCAGCGGTCGCGAAGTCGAACTGAAAAGCTTTGCGGGCAACGTCGCTGCCGATGGCGGCTATGCGGTGCCCAAGGAAATCGATGAAGTTATCGACGCAACATTGAAGGCGATTTCGCCGATCCGTGCAGTGGCCAATGTCGTGCGCGTCGGTAGTGCAGGCTATCGCAAGCTGGTGACCACTAATGGCGTGTCCTCTGGCTGGGCGTCCGAAGTCGCCGCGCGGCCCAACACGGCGACCCCGGTGTTCAACGAGATCGTCCCCAGCTTTGGCGAGTTGTATGCCAATCCAGCAGCGACGCAGGCGATGTTGGATGATGCGCAGTTTGATGTCGAGGCCTGGCTGGCGAGCGAAATCGCCACCGAATTTGCCAAGGCCGAAGGGTCTGCCTTCGTCAATGGCGACGGCGTGGATAAGCCCAAGGGTTTCCTGACCTACACGACCGCCGCAACCAGCGATGCAACGCGCGCCTTTGGTTCGCTGCAATATGTGGCATCGGGTGCGGCTGGAGGTCTGCCCGCGAGCAATCCGGAAAACAAGCTACTCGATCTGGTTCATGCGCTGCGCGCGCCTTATCGACAGGGTGCGGTCTGGGTGATGAATTCATCGACGCTGGCAACGATCCGCAAGTTCAAGACAGCCGACGGAGCGTTCATCTGGACGCCGGGTCTGGTGACCGGGCAACCCGATACGCTGCTCGGCTTTCCGGTGGTGGAAAGCGAGGATATGCCGGACATTGCGGCGAACGCGACCCCGATTGCCTTCGGCAATTTCCAGGCTGGCTATCTGATCGCCGAACGCAGCGAAACCAACATCCTGCGCGATCCCTATTCGAACAAACCCTATGTCAATTTCTACGCGACCAAACGGATTGGCGGGGCGGTTTCGAATTCGGAAGCGATCAAGCTGCTGAAGATTGCGGCGTCGTAACGCCGGGCTTTTCGCAATAACCTTGTCATTCCCGCGCAAGCGGGAATCCATGGTCTGAGCACCAAGTTTAAGCCAATGGTCCAGACCATGGACCCCCGATCAAGTCGGGGGTGACACCTCTCCTGACTTTGGGAGCGATCATGACCCCCTTTACCTTCCAACGCGGCGAGACGATTGCCCTCGCGCTTGATGCCGTCAACGGTGATCCCCTTTCTGTCACCGGCATCAGCGCGGTTTTGAAGGCCGTCCCGCCCGGCCGCACCGGGGTGCCCGATGGCGCCCCGGTTGCGGCCACATTTTCTATCGCGCAGCGTGCAGCATCGGGGGAAATCCCGCCCGGCTGGACGCTCGGCATCGATGCCACTGCTTCGGCGGCGCTGACGCCGGGCGCCTATCTGGCCGATGCGCGGCTGGAGGTCGCGGGTGGCGTGATCGTGACCGAACCGGTCGCGCTTCGCATCAAATCTTCGGTGACGCCATGATGCTGTTGCAATGGCGAAAGGACAACCCGGCCCTGGAGCTCCGCTGGCGCGGGCCGGATGGCGGGTTGGCGCCCATCGCGGCTGCCAACCCGCCCAACCCTCTGCCGACACTGATCGGCCCCCCCGGTGTTGCTGGCCCTCAGGGACCTGAAGGACCGGTCGCCGAAATCATCGACGGCGGGACGTTCAACTAAAGGAACCAATATGCCCAGAATCCAACTCAAACGCGGCCTGAAAGCCAATTTGCCCACGGCATCGATGCTGGCAGGTGAGGCGCATTTTACCACTGATCGTGGCACGCTGCATATCGCAACGGGCGCGACCGCCAAACTGCCTGTGGTCCCGGCGATCGATGACCTGACGACTGTCGCGGCGGTCGATGGTGCAGCAGATTATCTGATCCTGCACGACGCCTCGGCAACCGGACAGAAGGAAGGCAAGATCAGCGTCAACGCCTTCAAGGCCGCGCTCAACATTCCCGCATCCGATCTTGATGAGAAAGTCGCGGTCGCATCGGGCGGAACCTCGGGATACATCTGGGGGACCAACGGTACCGATGGTGTGGTGCGCATGAACGCTTCGATGGCGTGGAGCAAGGATGCCGGAAACGGCTTTGTCACGCTGGCAGTCGGCGATGTCGATTGCGGGACATTCTGATCGATGCCGTCGCTTTCCCACAAACGCGGGACGCGCGCGCAGATTGACGCTGCAGCTAGCGCCAATGCGCTACGGACTGGTGAGGTGTATCTGATCACTGATGAGGCGAGGCTGACAGTCGGTACCAGCACAAATGCGCATGAACCCGCCGCCAAACAAAGCGATGCGGGTGGCGGTGGAGCCGATCCGTGGGTCTGGACAACGCTCGCGGCGGATGTGGCCAACAGCACAACGACGCTGGCAGCGGTGACCGGACTGTCTTTCACTGCTGCCGCGAACACTTCCTATCTGGTGCAGCTTTTTGGAGCCTTACAATCGGCGGCGACAACCACTGGCGCAACGCTGGCGGTTGATATTCCGTCGGGCTCGATCGTCGGGCGAACAACAATCAATTCGAGCGCAACGGCTATGCTGACGACCGAACAGATTGCCGATAACGCCACAACAGGCATCACCACCGGTGTCCGTGCGGCCAATACCAATGTCCCGGTCGAGGCCTGGTTCAGGATCGATATCGGCGCGACCGGTGGCACGATTCAGTTGCAATTCCGAAGCGAAATTGCCGGGTCCGCGGTCACTATGAAAGCCGGTCTGACGACAATGGGTTACCGGACCATTTAATCCAAGGAGACGATGATGATCAGCCGCGACGCGGTGGTTCTCGACAGCGCGATGCTGGACGAGGCTAGAGCCTATTTGCGCCTTGAAGGCGACGATGACGATGCCTCGCTAGGCGCTGTGTTGCTTGGCGCGATTGGCCATGCAGAGGCCTATCTTGGCCAAATGCTTTTGCGGCGCGGCGCGCGTGAAATTGTGCCTGCAGGGACTCGATGGCAGCGGCTATCGGCCTTTCCGGTAACGCTGGTTACGGCAGTGACGGGCATTCCGGCGGAAGGGGCGTCTTTTCTGCTGACCGCCGAAGCCTATAAGGTCGACATTGACTATCACGGCGAAGCCTGGTTGCGGGTTTCGCAGCCGGGGTCAGCCGGCAGGGTCGAGATTGCCACCGAGGCCGGAATGGCTGCAAGCTGGGACAGCTTGCCCGAGGCGATCCGGCTGGGCGTACTCCGTTTGGCCGCGCATTTGTTTGCCCATCGCGACAACCCCGACGATCCGGGACCGCCAGAAGGTGTCGCCGCCTTGCTGCGCCCATGGCGTCGGACGCGGCTGTCATGAGCGGCGAATTTGCAGGCGCGCTGCGTGAGCGCGTGACTATCGAACGGCGGATGGGCAATCGCGATACGCTGGGTGGGGCAAGCGGCCGTTATGCCTATGACGGAGCGGCTTGGGTGGCGGTGACGCCGCTGATCCCGGCGAATCTTGCCGAAGCCGACAGCCTTTCGGCGCGAATGCGCTGGCAGGTGACGATGCGCAAGCGCGAGGGGA